TGGTTTATCAGGATTTGTTAACCGATCCAAGACAAGTTTCTTGTGTATCGCTTTATCAATGCCTTTCTTATGGAAAGCTATGATCGTAAATAGTGCACTGAAAGCAAGTGAATGACCCACCAAGATAATAGTCCTTGGCTCTATCCCTATTGCGTTTTCAGCTCTATGTTGTAAAATCTCAAATAGTCTGAAAATTTGGTCTATAAACGAAGCTCCGTCTTCATATTCCTCCCGATTAAATTCCTTCATTTCTGGTATTATTTGTAATTTAGTAATGAATAATGGTTGACTTTCGGAACTCTGAAATGCCTCCGCCGTCTGTTGCGCCCTCTTTAAAGGTGATGTAAATAACATCACATGTTCCGAATTTACACTTTTCTTTAAAATCGGGTCCAAATAAAATGCCGTTGCTTTTGCTTGAGCTTTTCCCTGTTCAGTAAGTTCTGGATCCTCTCCACTCGATTTAATTAAATCAGTCAGTTCCTGTTCCGATTTTCCTTTTATGTCCCTATGCAAATGAACATTAGCCTCCGATTCTCCATGTCTAATACACACTATTGTGGTTTTGAATTGCTCCATTTCTACCTTTGTAACTATGGAATAATGTTATCGTCAAAAAATCGTCAATTTCTCTCACAGATCTTTCAAAGATGAATAACAAAAAATGAAAGTATATTGTAGTTTGAAGGGATTTTATATTACAAAAATAATGGACGTACTCAAAGTCTGGGATAACTTTTCTCCATCAGAAAATGTTCAGGAACCAAGTAGTGAAGTAACATGTGATCACTGTCATACCTATGCTAAGAAACCTTTTTATAGTCTTGGTAATGGTAGTTATAACGTCGATCTATGTTCAACTTGCTTCGATACCCCTAACATTATCGATAAATTCTTTAAACTTGAAATTATCGATAGATTAGACAAGACAGAGCAGACCAATCCTCGCCGTTGGCCCTGCTTTAACTGTAAATTGTTACTCGGCGGAGGTTATCGTTGGTACACTTTAAAACATCAACATCCAAAAGATTCTTTCCGAGATGATACCATACTTGATTTTTGTGAGACATGTTGGCAATCCACAAATCTTAAGGAAAATCAACTACAACCTCTTAAAACATTGTTCACACCCGTTAAAGAACACTGTCAGATAGTTACGACTCGCAGTGGTGCTACCAACCTTATCGATTTTCGCGATTGTAGGTCCGAACTAACGTTCTTAGATCTTCCCGAATCCATTACGACACAAATGACCCAAGAACGTCTTAAGAATTGGATATCTGGTCTTGAACTTTTCTCAATCACCGATACACTAAAAGGTATACCATTCGGATCTGTAATGCAATGGGTGCCTTTTACTGATGATTGTGAGATTCCTTTTCATTCAACTAAGACTGCCTTAATGGTTGATTGTCATAAAGATACTTTTGGTCGCATTGCTAGTGTCTCAATTAACTGCCATGGTGAAACCAATGTCAACGTCATCTTTAACAACCTTACTGAGTATGAGAGAGAACTTAAGGAATGGTCCACCTCTAGACTTTCACCCGATTCCGATGAATTCAAGCTTCTTTATACTAAAGTCAAGAAGGACTTCCATGATGGAGGCAGTAATGATGACGAACATGCCAAGATCTGTGACTCCTTCAGTTCCTATATTCGCATAAAAAAGCACCTTCCCTTAGATGACTATTAAGAGATTATTGAAAAAGCTCAAGGCCATATCGCATGTCGCATATCGAAGTGGGAGCGGAGGTACGGTTTTATTGATCTTTGTACTGTAATTCATTTAATTTATTACTTATGACTGATGAACCAATAAGATGCTAAAAGAAATAGCTAGGACCATCTGTCATTTGAGCTCTTGGTGATTTTATCGGATCTTGGATAATCTCCAAATTTGTATCGATATTCATATGGGACCATATATCTTCGGTATATGGTGCAGCACCCTGATGTGAGTTCTCTAGACTTAAATTACTCATCATACCCGTTAAACACTTTACTTCATGTTGATCATTACTTTCGTTATCTATTCTTTTCATGGCTACTTGGTGTAAATTTCGCAAATTATCGGGATACTTGTGATCAAATGTATGGCTCACATACCTTGAATCAGCTGGCAAAATACCTAAATAAATTTCATCAGAAAGTAAGAGAGCATCATGCGATCTGATATTAGTTATTTTTACAAGATTATTTTCAGCTGTTATGTAGACATAAGCACCATATAACAACTCTCTTTGCTGTGAATAAAAGGCATGACTCTGCATTTTTTAGTATAATCTTTATACAAATTGTTCATAAATTTCAATTTGTATAACAGTTTGCTTTCATTCAATTAAGAAATCTTAAAAATTTGACTTTTATTATTTTTTCCTTGGTTTAAAAATACAAAGTAATGAAAGAAGAAAGGACAAACGAAAAATCTATTCACAAAGGTCCCACGAGACTCATAGCCGGCCTTACGACCGGTTTAATATCTACTATCCTGTTCAACCCCATAGATAAGGCACTCTACCTCTTCTCAGCAAAAAATGCTTCTCTCCTAAGTTTGGAAACTTGGAAGAGACCTTATCAGGGTGTACATCATGCCATAATAAACAGAACGGTCTCATATGGACTTTATTACAGTCTTTTGGATTATTATGGAGACCTATTCAAAAGGCGAATCGGTACTACAGTTGTTAGTTCTTCCGTTAATAATGACCTATTTGGTAAGATCATGCCTGGAATTGCTACGGGTATGACGACGGCTATCTTAACAAACCCAATTAACCTAATTAAGCACTATGGTTGGAACTCTGGTCTTCCAGTCGTACCTATCATCCAGACTGTGAAAGTCCAGGAAGGATTGATCAAAGGATTGACAAGAGGTCTTGGTATGACAATATCTAGAGATATACTCTTTACAGTACCATATAACGTTGGTTATCAATATGCTAAATCAAAGATAAAGGATCCCTCCATGTTGATAGCGACTAATGTTGCTATTAGTTGCGGTTGTACTGTTATATGTTCTCCCCTAAACTATGTGAGATCGATGAAATATGCAGCTACCTGTTATAAACAAAATCCTAAAGCATATCAGATCGTCAAGGATCTAGTAAATGCCGTTAACGAATTAGAAGGGGTTTCAAAAAAGATTCGCTACATCAGTAGATCATTCTGTCTTGGTCCTGGGACTCTACGTGTTGGATTAGGTATTAGTCTTGGTCAATATCTATATGAGCGTGTATTAAGGTTGATAAGTACCAAACTAAATTAACCTAATGGCCCAATACAAGAAAGATAAGCACGCTTGATTTGATATGTCATGTCCTTGGGTATTGCTTTAGAGACTCGGTTATCTTTCACTTCCAAACCAATATCTATTTTGGTCTCAAATTTGTTGTAGAAATCCCATTTTATAAGAGTTAGATTAGTACCTAGACTAAATTCCTTTGCATTCAATGCTCCAAAAAAAGTATCACCCAAACAGACAAGTTGTATTGTTATAGCTGGATCCAATTTCTTTCCTATTACAACGATTTGATAATGGTGCTGTTTCTTTATTGGGAAACGGGTCAGGGTTGTTGTAATTGGTACCTTTGCAGGTTTTCCATTGAATATCATGTTCCACAATTGAGGATCTAAGGCATATACCTCTTTGTCTAATGTATTAGTTTCTGGTAACAATCCTGGTCTTTTATAGCAGATGAAATTTTGGCATTTCGTAGAAGTGGCGAGTCGCCAAGTCAGGTTGGAGTCATATTTTCTCGATTCAGTTTCCTCATAGTCATGATATTCAAGACTTAGTATACTTCTTTCATTATGTAGTGTTTCATGTATGAGAAAGAGTTCCTCCAATTCTTCTAGTGAGGGCAAGGGATACTTAGGATCGATAGACATCATTAATGTAGGTTCTGTTATCTGGTAATCTATGTATAATTTTAGTTGATCCTTACTAAATCCTTTCATCAACCCCCGTTCTTGAAAACTACTAATTTCATCATTGGAGATTTCATCTCCTGTATAGAAATGCCAGTTTCTAGATCCTGTTATTACATTCGTTGGTAGGATTGAATGCATATATTCTTGGAGATGTCTAGCTCTTCGATCTACTACAGCAGGAGATAGCTGGTTCCAATTAGATCCAGCACGATAATGGTAAAAATAGCTGCTGATCATCTCTCCGATGCCAGCTATCTCATGATCATCTTTTTCTTTCTTTAAGTACTGGCAGAAAGGTTCGTTTTCATCATAACCCAATTCAATGACTTCTGGTATAGTCCAAGTACCAGACCACATATGTTTTAGTGCTTTTATCTTAAGATCAGGATGATTCTCCAAGTAATAATGCATTGGTCCTCCAGCATCAGTGGGTAAATTTTCGACCGAAACTGCATTCATAAAGCGAATTTGCTCTGGATTCTTATGCTTCATGGAAGAACCATTAATCATCAATAAAGCCATCCATAAATATCGAAACCAGTAACCCGAATGACTCATAGTTTGAACTACACCTGCCATATCATATAGTCCTTCAGATACTGGATCATTCATAAAACTAATAGGATCTAAAGTTTTTACCAAGAACATATCTGAATCCATTACCAAGGTTAATCCATCATAGGAATATGCATAATTCTTTAAAGCCCAATCTAATGCATTACCAGCTCTAGGACTTGGTCCTGGTATTGTTTGAATATAAGGTGGTATGCGTATATGTTGTACGTGAAGTTTCTTGCAGGTAGCTTTTATTTTGTGGTCGTTATCTTCAATATTGACTTCGGCGTCACTGAATACAAGGAAGACCCAAGGACCCTTCAGATATTTGCATAAGCTATGATATTGAAGGGCTATAAAATCCGGACGATTATATGCAATCGAAATAACTTGTAGGGGCTTCATTTCTAGGCTAATAAATTAAAGAAATAGATTATAATCGTTCATTTTTTTTTGGTAAGTTTATAACATATTGTAATTAAAAAGGATAATAAAAAATTGAATTACAAAAGCATAGTAAGCTTCGTGGTTATTATAAACTGAATATGTCGGGACGTAAATATGGTGCCTGGATGGGTGAAGACGACTATGAAAAAAACAGTACAAAATACAATAAACTAGCTAATTTCTACCTGTCAAAGAAGTATTCCAACGCTATATTCGAAAAGCTACTTCACTCGAACAGAGTATCGATTCCTTCCGATGCTTATTTGCTTAGGAACAGGGATGATAGGGACATAATTTATATTAGAGCCTTATATTACAGTTCTTATATAGGAGAAGCTCACCTTCTAATAAGTAATGATGCTAGGAGAAAAATTATATCCATATACAAAGAAAGAGTCGAAACTGAATCTTTTAAGGAGAGATTATTGGCAAAGATGAGTAATAAATTGGGTTATTCGCTAGATGAAAAGATGTTTTTCACAAATTTTGTAGAAATCTTAAAGAGAGAGAGAGCTTTTACAGCTGGTTCCTTTCCTTTACAGGCATTTTTAAATGAAAATTGGGCTGGATCAGATTTGGACATATTTGTTATGACTAGTGATGGTTTTAATGCGTTAAAACGGTTTCTTAAACGTTACTGTTATTCTGATAAGAAGTTAACACCAGATGACCTTAAAGACTCCCACTATATTGAGTTTAACGAAGTACATGAATATACTCTTAATAATGGTTTTAGAATACAGATAGTCTACGCTAATAGGACATCAGTTGAATCAGTAATCTCATTTTTTGATTTTGATTTCTGTAAAATAGCTTGGTGTTTTGCTCGTGAGAGATTATATATACAAAATAGATTATCAATTGATACTAGATCTTGTGAATATGATTTATCCCTGAAAAAAAGACACAAATGTGCAGAAAGATTACAAAAATATAATCTGAGAGGTTTCTCAGTTACAAACTGGGAAAAAATGCTTGAATTAGAAAAATCTAATAAAGAAGCCAAAGAAGACCGTCATAAATTAAGAAAGGAAAAGGAACTAGAAAAGGAAAAGGAATGGGAACAGGAAAAGGAAAGGGAAAGGGAGAAGGAAGAAAGGAATAAGAACAGAGTTGTCTTAGTCGATTTATATGATTCAGAAGATTCGGATGTTGACTTCTAGGTTAAGGTTCGGTCAAAGAACTATTATTTAAGATGTGGAAATGATATAACGATATAAGTCCAACGATAGAAATGTCAATAATAAAAACTATTGGTCCTACTATGGGTCCTAAAGAAACTTTGAGCCCTAAAGAATCCTTGGGACTTAAAGAAACTTTGAGCCCTAAAGAATCCTTGGGACTTAAAGAAACTTTGAGCCCTAAAGAATCCTTGGGACTTAAAGAATCTTTGACATCGGGAAAGGGAAAAAGTTTTCCCACTAATCCAAGTTCTAAAATATCTAAAGATACTCAAAATATTCAAAATACTCAAAATACTCAAAATAAGCAAGAGCGAGAAGATGATGATATAAAAAATGTTAAGGAAACATGGTCAAACTTGAAAGAGGAAGGACCAACTGATAGCGACAATGATAATACAGGAGATGATTATTTGGATGAAGGTGTTGTCAAAACTCTTGTAACTATATTACCTAAACCTTCTCAATTATCTGTTAAGAAAGTTCGTATACCTCCTTCAAAATCGACCTTTACAGATCCAAATGTCTATTTGAAACTTGATCCTATTAAAAGTATTCAAAGTAATATTGCTAGGAATATCAATTACGAACATATTATAATTACGAGGTTTAGTTATCGATTTACTCCGACTATGCCTATTGGAAATTTATTTGATGACAATAGATTGATAAGACGGTTTCAACTGTTCGAAACGTTCTGCCTACCTAGTGTCTTATCTCAGATCAATCCTAATTTTTATTGGGTAATCGTAGTAGATCCAGAACTTCCGACAAATTATTTAGATACTTTGTGGAAACATATTGCTAAATTCTATGCATCTTCGTTGTATGCAACCAGGGGACCTAGACAGATTTTCGTTCATAGATGGACCTATACAACGACCTTAGCTCATACTGAATGGTTAAACCAGCTATTCGTTACACCACTTAATCGAAAGTATTTAATAACTACTAGGTTGGATGATGATGATAGTCTTAGTCGTGACTTTACTAATCAAGTCGCTGAAAACCTTCGAAACTCTACTATAAAAGGGTTTAAATTAATATCTTTTAGTAATGGATATTATTGGTATAATCAACCCAGTCTTACTTATGGATTGTTTAAAGCTACAAACAGACCTTGGATAGCAATAGGGTTATCATTCATTACTGAGAGGGAGAAATACCCAATGACAGTGTATTTTGGAAACCATACAAAACTAACACAAT